TCTCGCCATGGACGAGGTGACCGGCTATCCGCGTGATGTCGATGGCCGCGGCAGTCCGCGAGACCAGGCCAGGGCGCGCCAGAAAATGTACGGCGACCTCGCCAAGGAGTGGCAGGGGTCGACGCCCGGCATCGAAGGCGAGTGCGCGGTTACCGCTGACTTCGAGGCAGGCGACCAGCGATACTTCTACGTGCCGTGCCCCCACTGCGCCGTGCTGCAGTTCCTGACTTTCGACCAGCTGCGTGGGCCAGACGACGGCAAGCCGGCGCATATGGTGTGCCGCGGCTGCGACGGGATGATCGTCGACGGCCACAAACACGACATGCTCGCCGGCGGCGTATGGATCGCGCGACGTGTCCATGAGGGCGCGGACGCCGTTCCCGACCTGATCGCACCGGGCGATCTCGACAGTTGGCGTTGCGAGCCATGCGAAGGCCGGTGCAGGGACTGGCAACCTACCTATCACCTGTGGGCGGCCTATGCGCCGCGCGAGCGTTTCGGCGACATATGGGGCCGATGGATCGAGGCGGAGGGCGACACGACGAAGCTGCGCGTGTTCTCGCAGCAGGATCTGGCCGAACCTTATGATCCCGGCGGCGTAGCCGTTGAGTGGGAGAAGATCGTCGATGCGGTTCGGCTGCATAAACTGCCCGATCGCGTCATACCGTCGTGGGCAGGCCTCGTCGTTTCGGCGGCGGACGTGCAGTCCTACGGCATCAAGTGGACAGTCTGGGCCATCGGTCCCGGCGACCAGTCGATCCTGATCGACCGGGAAATCTTCGCGGGATCACCCGAGCAGACAGATGATCCCTGGATTGGCCTCGCCGACGCACTCGGCCGGACCTATGCGACGGCGGGCGGCGGCGAGAAGGGAATCGATCTTTCCGGAGTCGATTCCGGTTACGCCACCGACCGCGTCTACATGTTCTGCGCGTCGCGACCCAACTGCTTCGCGCTGGACGGCCGCTTCGAGCGGGGTCTGCCGTGGCTCGGCACGCCGAAGAAGAAGGATATCCGCGACGCGAACAAGCGCATCATCGGCAAGGTGATGCTCTACCCAGTCGGAAACTACGACGTCAAAACGTCGGTTATGGCCGGCCTCGCCAACCTTGTGCTGGGGCCGGATAAGGCGGGCGCCTGGCCGCGCAACACGATCCACATGGCGGCCAACCTCTGCGACGAGGACTTTGCCAAGGAAATCACAGCGGAGCGGCTGGTCGATCCGGACGAGGAAGCGCGGGCAGCGGTGTCCCGGCGTGCGCGCAACCTGATTTCGCCGAAGGCGCCGCGAGAATGGAAGCGGATCGTCGGTCGGGCAAACGACTGGTTTGACGCGACCGTCTATTCCTTCGCGCTCGGCTGGCACCTGCGCCACAAGCGACGACTCAACGCGCAACGCTGGGCCGACCTGCTGCTCGATGTACATGGCAAACCGGCCGAGCCGGATTTGTTCGCGGCCGCCGAAAGCGGACCGTTTGTGAAGAAACCGAAACCTGCCGATCCCGAACGCGCGGCGAAGCGGGAGGCGCGGCGCAAGAAATGGGCAAACCGGCAGTGAGCGACAAACCCCGCTATCGCGTCCCGGCCGGCCGGGCCGCCGCCGACACGGCGACGGCGCGAGGGCGGGCGAGCGCTTCCTATTTCCGCGATACGCGGTCGGAGATCATCTCGACGCGGGGCGCGACGCTTCGCGAGCATCGCGACGAGGTGCGCATGGTCTGGAGGCGTGCCGCCGCACTTGCCGCCGACATCGTGCAGAATTCCGGGCGCCTGCGCGGCGCGGTCGACCAGGTCCTCGCAGACACGGTCGGCGAAGAGCTGGTGCTGACGCCGAAGCCGCGCCTGGAGAAACTCGGCTACAGCGAGAAAGAGACGGTTGAGTTCGTCGCGCTGGTCAAGGACTGGTGGAAGAAGCGGGCGTGGAACCCGCGCGAATGCGATTTCCGCGGCAAGTTCACGATCCCGCAGATCGTCGACGTCGCGCTGCGCTCCGACGTGGTGTTCGGCGAGGCTGTGGCAGTCATCGACTATTGGTCGGCAGCGACCCGCAGCCGCTACGGAATCACCAGCGGCACGAAACTCTGTCTGATGTCGCCGGACCAGTTGGTTCAGGATACCGCCGAATTCGAAGGGCTTTTCCAGGGCGTCATTCACGACGCGAACGGCCGGCCTGTCGCCTATCGCTTCGAGGAAAAGCGTGACGGCATGAAGGTGAAGACCGACTATCCTGCCTTCGACGGGGCCGGTCGGCAGCGCGTGGTGCATGTGTTCGATCCGATTTCGGCGAACGACGTGCGCGGCATTTCGAGGCTTGCGGCAGGTATGCGCAAGCACCTGCAGCATGAAGTTCTGGTAGACAGTACAATCCAGCTCGCGACGCTGCAGAACGTGCTGGCGGTGGCGCTGACCAGCCCAAATCCGTCGAAGGACGCTTTCGAGGCGATCAGTGTGCTCGACGAGGAAGACGAGTTTCGCGGCGATTTCCTGGACTATTTCTCGACGGCCATGGACCGAGCCGCCGACAGCAAGATCTCGGTGTCTGGCGACCCGCAGGTTTCGCATCTGGCGCCCGGCGAGGATCTGAAGCTGCTTACGCCCGGTGTGCCGGGTCCGCAGTTCCTGCCGGTGTCGGCCGAACTTTCGCGCGATCTGGCGCGTGCGCTCGGTATCACATTCGGCGGACTGACGATGGACAACACTTCGGCGACCTACTCGTCGGTGAACATGGACAACGCCTCGATCTGGCCGATCGTGACGCGGCGTCGTAGCCGTGTGCCGGCGCCGATCTGCCAGGCGTTCTACGAGAGTGGCCTCGACGAGGAGATCGGTGAGGGGCGTATCCCATTCAAGGGCGGTTATGAGGCATTCGCGGCGAACCGCGAGGATGCGCTGTGGACGCTGTGGAACGGGCCGGCGAAGCCGACCGCCGACGACGGCAAGGCTGCCAAGGCTGCGACGGAACGGCTGCTGAACGGCACCTCTACTTTCGAGGCGGAATGCGCGGAGCGCGGCCTCGACCCGGAAGAAGTGTTCGAGAGCCGCCGTCGCTGGCATCAGCGTTTTGTCGAGGCCGGCCTGCCGTCCCCCTTCGTCGCGCGCAACAGTGGCGGCAAGGATGCAGCCGACGACGATGCGGCTGCACCGGCGCGAAAGAAAGAGCCTGCCTGATGTCCAGTATGGTGCAGATCGGGGACGATCAGGTCGATATTGGCGATCCGTGCGCGATCGTGACGGCGCTGCGCAAGGTGCAGTTGCAACTGGCGAGCGGCGGCGGCGTGGTGCGGGCGCGCTTCGGCGAGGACGACGTGCAGTTTTCGGCATCGTCCATGTCAGCGTTGCGCGACCTGATCGGTCACTACGAAGGTCTTTGTGCGGCGAAGTCCGGGCGGCGTGCCCGGTACGCCAAGCGCATCCGCTTTTCGGGACGATAGGAGGGCAAGATTATGTACGACCGCATCTGCGCCCATCTCTTCGAACAGCCGCTGCTGTATCATCCGCGCAAGGCCGAGACATTCCTGCAGGTGTTCGGGCCGCGACTGACAGGGTGCACCATCACCATCGTCAACGGCGAAGGGACGACGGAACATGTTGCCTTTGCCAACGGTCGACCGTCTGCGGGAGTCATCGGCGACAGGCTCGGGCGGGCTTACGACAAGGCTGGTGTCTCGCCGCTCTATGTCGTCGACGGCGTGGCGATCATCCCGGTCGAAGGCACATTGGTCCAGAAAGGCGGCTGGATCGGCTCCTATTCTGGCGAAACGTCCTACCAGGGCCTGCAGGTGCAGATTGCCCGCGCCGCGCGCCGGGACGATGTGAAGGGTGTCGTGTTCGAGGTCGACAGCTATGGCGGCCAGGTAAACGGCGGCTTTGAGACTGCCGCCGCGATACGGCAACTTTCCAAAGAGAAGCCGACGATATCGATCCTGACCGACTACGCCTATTCGGCGGGATACCTCCTCGCCAGCCAGGCGCGGCAGGTGGTCATGCCGGAGTTCGGCGGGGCCGGATCGATCGGTGTCGTCATGATGCACGCAGATTTCAGCGGAGCGCTGGAGCAGGACGGCATCAAGGTCACGATGATCCACGCCGGCAAGCACAAGGTGGATGGCAACAAGTTCATGCCTCTCCCTGCAGAGTTGCAAGAAAAGTGGCAAGCAGAGGTTGAAGCCATGCGCGGTCGTTTCGCCGCAGAGGTGGCGCTGGGCCGCAAGGGCCGAATGTCCAAGGCCGCTGCGCTCAAGACAGAGGCGGATGCCTTCCGTGCCGAAGACGCTGTTCGGCTAGGGCTGGTCGATGCTGTCGGCGACGGCAGCGAGGCATTCGCGGCCTTTCTGAAAGAAGTCAATCGGAGGCACTGATCATGGCCAAAAGCCTATTGGCCGCCGTCCACGACGCTGTCGCGGGCGGGGTCGAAGATGTTCCCGAAAGGGAAGAAACCGGCGCGCAGGCGCCCCTCTCAAGCAGAAAGGAAGAGGTAATGTCGAAAGACGACGCGCCTGCCGGAGGCGACAAGAACACCGGCATTTCGCAGGCTGAACACGATGCGGCGGTCAAAGCGGCGAACGAGAAGGGTCAGGCCGAAGGCGTGAAGATGGCGACGGATCGTCTCGTCACGGCGCTCGGGGCCGAGGGCGTCAAGGGGGACGCTGGTCGCATGTCGGCCGCGATCGATCTCGCTGTGAAATCGCCCGGCATGAGCGGCGAGGACGTTGCGGCGTTCGTCGTGGCGAACGTGGGGGCGACGAAGCCCGGTTCGGTAACCAGTTACGAACAGGACAGGCTCGCCTCGTCCGGCTTGGCGCAGCCGGGGGCGGACAAGTCGAAAGCAGCCTCGGGCGTGAAGGCCTGGGACGATTTCCGCGCCAAGAAATAGCGCGGAGCCATGTCTCGCGGCGGGAGGTCCCGCGGCGCCATTTCAACCCAAATGATCGGAGGGTCAGATGACCGTCTATACCGAAGGCCGGCATGCGGCTGAATTCCTGCTCAGCGAGGGGCAGGGCAACTTTTCGCGCGACAGCATCGTGATTGCCGCCTCGCAGGCGATCGTCCCCGGCTCGGTACTCGGCAAGCGCGCCGTGGTCGCCGATGTCGTTGCTACGGCCTCGGCCGCAGATGGCAACGTCGCCTCGTCCGGCATCATCGCCATGGGCTCGCCGGCTGTGACTTCCAAGGTCAAGGACGGGCGCTACAAGGGCATCGCCGTCACTGCGACGACGGTGCGTTGGGAAGATCCTGACGGCAAGGAGATCGGCGTATCGACGCACGGATCCGTGTTCAGCAAGGGCGGCGTGAAATTCACCATCACTGCGGGCGGCAGCGCCAACGCGGCCGGCGATGAATTCTACATCGACGTTGCCGCCGATAGCGCCGATTTCGAGTTCGGCGCGCACGATCCCTCGGCAACCGACGGCTTCGAGATCGCTGCGGCCGTTGCGCTCTACGGGGCGACAACGGGCGCCGACGAACGCACAAGTATCAGTGCTGTCACCAGGCTGGCCGAAGTGAACGGCAAGCTGCTTTCGTGGGATGCGGACATTACCGCCGCCCAGAAGGCCGACGCCGTCCAGGCGCTGGCGGATCGCAGCATCATCGTCCGCTAACCAGCATATCCAGTTGGCGGTAGCGCCGACCATTTCCAATCAATCCAGACATCCAGAGGAGACATCCCATGCTGGACATCTTCAATTCCGATCCGTTCGGCGTGGTCGCGCTGACGGATGCAATCAACAAGACTAAGTATGTGCCCGGCCGCCTCTCGCAGCTCGGCATCTTCCGCGAAAGCTCAGTGGCGGTGACCACCGTCACCGTTGAGGAAAAGAACGGCATCCTGACGCTGGTCGAGCCGACCCCGCGCGGCGGACCGGGCCAGACGGCCGACAAGGGCAAGCGCAACCTGCGTGCCATTCCGATCCCGCATTTCCAGATCGACGACGCCATCATGGCGGAAGAGGTCCAGAACATCCGCCCCTTCGGTGAGGAAAGCGGACTGGAGACGGTCATGGCGAAGGTGGACGAGCGCATGCAGATCCATTCGCAGTCGATGGCGGCGACGCAGGAATTCGCCCGCATCGGCGCCTTCAAGGGTATCGTCACCTACGCTGACGGCAGCGAGCTCGACCTCTTCGACCTCTTCGGCGTTTCGCAGGACAGCGAGGTCGATTTCGACCTCGACAATGCCAACCCGGCTTCGGGGGCGCTGCGGAAGAAGTGCGCCCAGGTCGTTCGTCAGGTCGCCAACACCCTGGATGGCACGCCGTACACGCATCTGCTGGCAGAATGCGATGACGCGTTCTTCGACGATCTGATCGCCAACAAGGAAGTCGTCGACAGCTACAAGGGAACGCCGATGGCCCAGGTGCTGCGCGACGGCTACGTGTTGCCGGACGGCTCCAAGATTTTCGGTGCCTTCGAATTCGGCGGCATCGTCTGGGAGAACTATCGCGGCAAGGTCGGGAACGCGAGTTTTATCGACGCAAATAAGTGCCACATCGCCCCAATGGGGGTCCCCGGTCTGTTCCGGACCGTCTATGGCCCCGCCGACTATGTCGACACTGTCAACACGCTCGGCCGTCGTCTCTACATGAGACAGCGGCTGATGCGTAACGACAAGGGCGTCGAGATCGACGTGCAGATGAACAACCTCGAATACTGCACGCGTCCGGCGGCCCTGATCAAGGGCAAGCGCACCTGAACCTGACGCGGGGCGGCTAGACCGCCTCGCACGCTTTGGAGCGCAGGATGCTTCCCGCCCGTTTCCATGCCTTGCGCAATCGCGTGGTCGCATCGGTCGACCACGTCTTTGCGGAGCCCGTGCTGTTGAAATTCAACAAGGGCGGGGCGAGCGATCCGGCTCGGCCTTCGATCGAGATCGAGGCCGTGCTGCGCGTCGGTGGCGGCAAGGAAACCGCGGCGAGCGGCAACCGGATCGACGCAGCCTGGCGCACGCGCATCACCGCGCAGCGGGCAGAGCTTCACATCAATCGGACGAAGTATCCGGAGATCAAAGCCGTGATCGGCGACGAAGTTCGGGCGCTATCCAGGCCGGCAGAACCGTGGTTCGAAGTGCTAGCGGTCGACGATCGCGGTGAAAGCCGTCTCGTCCTGCAACTCGGGGAGAGCGTCTGATGCTCGCCCGCATAGCTCTCCGCATGGCAACAATCGCGGCGCTGAAAGGCAAGACGCTCGTCGGCGACAATGTTCTCGACAGCGAGATCACAGCGCTGGATGCCGACGCGGATGGCAACCTGACGACGGACCAGCAGAAGCCTTTCGTCACGGTCTATACCCACACGGCCACCGACGCTGCAGGCGGCGATCGGTCGTTGCACAGGTCTGGCATGACCGAACTGGTGATCGAGGTCGCTGTCGCCGCGACGATGGTCTACCGCAACGACGATGGCGACAAGGAAGTCGCAGCCGGCATCCCGGCGACGGATTCGGCGTTCGAATTCTTCCTCGATGTCGTAGCGAAGCAAATCACCAATGCGCTTTCCGATCCGCGCGACGCTTGGGCGGAAATCTGGCGCGGACTGTCATCATCGATCGAGAAGATCGAGCGGAAGCGAACGTCGGATGCGACTGGCGCGCGCATCGCCGCTCACCAGATCGTCATGACGCTCAACCTCCTGCCGGACCCGGTGTTCGGCGAGCCGGTCGCGCCGACGAGCATATGGGCGAGATTCTTCGCCAAGGCCGCCGAGAGCGAGGACGATGCCGATGCCGCACGACTGCTCATCCTCGAATCTCTGATCGGAGACCCTACGGGCGTGCTGATGAGCGAAGCGCAGCGCCGCCGTTTCGGTATGACGCTCGACGAGGCGCGTGCGTTGCTCGACATCGCGGTGCAACCGGCCGAGGCGACCGAGCCGGATATCCAGTCGGTGACGAGCGTCAAGGCGGACCCATGACTTTCGGGTTCATCGAGCGGATCGTTGAGTTGGAGCGTCAGGTCGCCGAACTCGACCGGCGCGGCCGCAACCGCAAGCGCACCGGCGTTGTCGACCAGGTCGACACGGCCAAGGGTGTCGCCCGCGTCAAGATCGCGGACGGCGAGCAAGGGCCTTACCTCACCGGTTGGTTGCCGTGGAAAGAGATCGCGGCCGGGGGCATCAAGAGCCACATCCCGCCGACGAAGGGCGAGCAGGTCGACGTGGTGTCGGAGAACGGCGATCTGACCGACGCGGTGATCGACATGTCGACGCCGAGCAACGCCAACCCCAGGCCGCACGACGGGCCTGAAGCGGTCATCACGAAGGGTGGCACGCGCATCACCATAAGCGACGGCGCCGTCGAGATCGTCGCCGATGTTTCGATCAAAGGTGCACTGACGATCGTCGGGCCGAGCGTCACGCACAACGGCAAGAGCATCGGCGACACGCATGAGCATACTGATGTGACGCCCGGCGCGGCCCTGACCGGCCCGCCGGCCTGACGAGGAGAGAGAATATGAAGGTCATCGTCAACGTTTCCGGCTTTTACGGCGGCACCTGGTACGACGCAAAGGCGGATGCGCAGGTCATTCCTGACGCTGTAGCGAAGGCCTTTCTGCCGCCTTACGGCGACCAGCTTGCCGTGCCGGTGATCGTCCCGCCCGCCGACGAGCAGAAGCCGGCGACAAGGAAGAAGGGCGGCTGACATGGCCGACAGTGCCGGCATAGACGGCAACGGCCAGCCGCTGTCCGACTGGTCGCATGTCGAGCAGTCGATCGGGGTGATCTTGTCTACGCCGATCGGCAGCCGTGTCATGCGTCGCGAATTCGGGTCGGAACTGTTCGACCTGATCGACCGGCCGATGACGGACAGGATCATCCTGGCGATCTATGCCGCCGTCGTCCTGGCGATTGCAAAGTGGGAGCCGCGCTTCGCGGTCACCAATCTGTTCGTGCACCGCCTCGACGAAACCGGCGTCGTCGAGTTGCAACTGGCCGGCATCTATTACCCGCGCGGCCATCTCGGCGATTTCACGCCGGCAAACAGCGATGTGCGCTTTGCCATTGCCTTCGGGAGAGCAGCGTGACCGCCATTACCGGCAATTGGGTCTACGGCCCGCCCGTCATCATCGCGACCCTCGACTACGAAGGGCTTCTGTCGGATCGCATCGCCGCGTTCGTGACGCAGTGGGACGGGTTTCGCGCGATCGACGCCATGCTGCCCGACTACGACGTCGAGGGGCTTGAGACTGATCCCGCCGTCATCGGCCTCGAGGCCGCTGCCTATGGCGACCTCTATTTCCGCGCCATGCTGAACGACGTGGCCCGCGCCACTGTGCTGGTCGACTTCGCGGTCGGGGCCGACATCGACCTGCATGGGCTGGACACGCGCACGGCCGCACACCCTGACGGCGTGACGCGGCTGACCGGCGAGAGCGACGATGCCTATCGCGCCCGCATCATCGAGGCGCGCGCCGGATCGTCGGCCGCCGGGCCGGACGAATGGTGGCTGACCAATGCGCGCGCTGCCGACGCCCGGGTGAAGTCGCTCGGGCTGACCTATCAGGGCAAGGGCCGGCTCACCGTCACCGTGCTGTCGTCGGAGAACGGCGGCGTGCCGGATTCGGATATGCTCGCCGCAGTCTCGGCGAAGCTCAACAGCGCCGATGTGAAGCCGCAGGGCGTCGTTTCGGTGACGGTGACCAGCGCGGTCGTCGAGACCGTCGACATCGTGGCCGACGTCTGGCTGCTGCCAGACGCGCCGTCGACATTGCTTGACCAGATGAAGGCGCAGGCGGTTGCCAATCACGCGGCGGCGCAAGAGCTTGGTCTCGACCTGACGCGGTTCTACCTGACCAATTTGCTCGACATGGACGGCGTATACAACATCATCATCGTCAACCCGACCGACAACCAGATCGCCGACGGCACGCGAGCCTTCGCGCTGGGCACGATAGCGCTCAATCTCAGGGGCATCGAGGGATGAGCAGCGCCCTCCTGCCGTCCAACGCCAAGCCGTTCACGAAGGCGCTGGCCGACGCCAACGACAGCTATGACCGGCTGAAGGGCAGCGTGCCGTCCATCGGTCATATCGGGCGCGACCTGATCCCCGACGGCTGGCTGCCATGGCTGCTGCGCAACGCCGGCCTGCAGAACGTCATGGCCTTCGTGCCGGAGGCGAAGTGGTCGACGGTCTATGACGATCGCGCATGGACGACGTATCGCGGGACGGCGCAAGCCCATGTCGACGCGCTGGCCTGGCTTGACCTCGGCTCGGCCTATCGCGACGGTCCGGTCGACACGAACTACTACGATCACTTCGACATCCTGCTCGATGCTTTCCCCGTCTCGCATGGCGAGTTGCAGCGGATCGTCGGGCTGGGCTTCGCGGCGAAGTCCACCGCCTCGGTCTATCATCGCGTCATCTACGGGATCGATGTCGACGCGGCCCGCTTCGCCTTCAACACCTTCGGCTCGGCCCTGCGCGGCTTCTATTCCGGGGTGGAGTGGCGGCCGGGCTGGCCGAAGCTGTCGCTGCGCGCCACAGTCGGCGGCGTGGGCAGCGCGCCCGACGACGGCGCGATCGCTCGCTGCGGGACGCTGGCGCTGGTCAGCGGCCATGGCACGCCGGACTGGCACCTGCGCTACGGCTTCTCGCGTCACGGTTTCGACCGGCCGGGGCCATGGCGCTCGCTCGGCCTCACGATGGTCACATACGCCTCGGGCGATGCGCAGGACGCCCCGCATTCGCGCCTGGTCCACACCGACGAGCCGCACGGCACGCGCCCGCTGCTCGACGCTTCCGTCACGGAGATCACTGAATGAGCGCCTATCTCGACGCCGGGCGCACCGGCCTCATCACCACGATCCACGACCGCCTTACCGATACGCCGCGCGCCTCGCTGATCGGCTTCGGCGCCGGCGACGCCGGCTGGGACGGCGATGCGCCGCCTGCGGTTCCGCGCGACGCCACCGCGCTTGTCTCGCCCTTCGCCTACATCACGCCGTTCGCGATCGATTACGCACTGCTGCGCGACGAAGTGGACGATCCCGGTCCGGAGCCCGTCGTCGTCGACGGCGTCGAGTACGAGCCGGTGGACGATCCGTCGCCGCTGCTTCTGGTGCGCGCGCTACTGCCGACCACCTTCGCCTCGGCCGAGGACCGCGTGATCCGCGAATGCGGCCTCATGTTGTCGCCGACCTTCGCCGGCGGCGTGTCCGGCACCGCCACCCGCTTCCTGCCGGCCGACGTCACCGATGTCGGCGACATGCTGCTGATCCGCCGCTTCGCGCCGATCCCGCATGACGGGTCCACTTCCGGCACGCTCGCCGCCTTCCTTCTGGAGATTTGACCGTGGCCTATGATTCTTCCGAAGTGCATGACGGCTTCGACCCGGCCAAGCACTACCGCCGCATCCTGCGCCGCGACGCCGCCGACAGCTATCTCACCGGCCAGGACGAGAACGAAAGCGCCTCGATCCATTTGCACCAGGTCGAGAACATCGGCAAGGCGCTGCTGGCGGACGGCGACGTGATCGAAGGCGCAGGCATCATTGTCGACGCCGATACGGGCGCCACCACGGTCGGTTCCGGCAAGGTCGCGGCCTTCGGTCTGGTGCGCGAGCCGGCCGATGCGTCCTTCACCGTGCCGACCACGGGCGAGCTTTATGTCGGCCTGTGGATCGAGACCAGCATCCTCGACGAGGATGACGACGCCGCGCTGATCTTCAGCCCGCCGGGTACGTCTTTCCCGGCGTCCGGTTCGGCCATGTCGCCGCGCGAGCGCGAGCTGCCGACCTGGGGCAAGTCAACGGACGTGCATGCGGACACCGCCACGGTGACCTGGCGCTTCGTGCCGGTCTACCGCATTGTCGACGGCGTCGTGGTGCTGGACCAGGCGGCGCGCGATCCCTGGGACGACGATCTGGAGCGCTACGACCGCGAGGCGCACGGCTCCTATTCGGTCTCCGGCTTCGTGGTCTCCGCGCTCGGCAAGACAGGCTCCGACCAGGTCTTCTCGATCTCGGCCGGCACCGTGAACGCCTGGGGCCGCAAGATCGACTGGAGCGCCGACCGCCGCCTCGCGGTGACCGAGGATCCTCCGGAGCGCGCTGTGACCGGCGAGTACAAGACCTTTGCCGACGGCGGCACGGGAACAGCGATCCTGACCGTCAAATACGGCCCGGTCACCAGCATCGACCGCGTCGAGGGCATCAAGTCGAAGACCGTGACTTTGACCAAGGGTGTCGCCGGCGCTTCCGACGCGCTGCCAGATTCGAGCATCCAGTCGATCACCGAGGTCAAGAAGGGCGGCACGACCTATACCGTGACGACCGATTACAAGCTGACCGACGACAAGGTCGACTGGTCGCCGGGCGGCGCGGAGCCTTCTCCTGGAGAGACCTATAACGTCACCTATCGCTATTACACGACGGTCACGGCGGACAGCCACACGGACGACACCATCACCGTCTCCGGCTTCGTCACCGGGACGCAGGTCGCGCTCGACTATCACGGCAAGGTGCGCCGCATCGACGTGATCGCGGTCGACCGCAATGGCGATCTCTCCTACTTCAAGGGCGGCAACAACCCGATGACGCCGGCCGCGCCAGACGTGCCGGACGATCTGCTGGCGCTGGCCGAGGTGGACAACGACTGGCGCGGCACGCCGATTGTGACGCAGAAGGCGGCCCCTGCCGTCACCTTCGCCGAACTGGCGGCGCTGAAGGTATCGATCCGCAACCTTCAGGCCGCCGTCTCGCGCCTGTCGTTGCAGGTCATGCTTTCGGGCGAGGAACCGTCCAGTCTCGACAGCCAGTTCGTCGACGCCTTCGAGGACGATCGCCAGCGCGACCTCAATGCCACCAACACGGCGGCCGTCGCCGGCGGAGCGCTGCAACTGCCAATCACGATCACGACGGCAGAGGACGATCACGCCGACCCGGTGCTGCCGGCCTTCACCCCGGCGCAGGTCCGCGCCGACGAGACGGCGACCGGATCGATCGCCCTGCCGCAGCCCTATGGCGTCGGCGGCGCCCGCATGGCCACCTGCCGTTTCACGCCGGCCGTCGACGCATGGTATGAAAGCAGCGGCGTCGTCACGCCGGCCACCGAACTGCTGGCCCGCCCGGTCCCTTATGTCGACGACCAGTCGTCGCGGGGCATTCCGCTCGCCGACCGGCTGACAGGCAGGACGCTGCGCGCGATCGAGGTGACCGCATCGATAGCGGGCGTCACGCCGGCGGCCACGCTCGACAGCGCCTCCTTCGACGGCATGCCGCTCGATCCGGACGACGCCGTCGCCGACGAGAACGGCGAATGCGAGTTCGCCTTCACCATCCCTGCCGGACTGCCGGTCGGCGGCAAACTGTTCCAGGCGACGTTCAGCGACGGCACGATCGCACGGCGGGTTTGGGGCGCGCCGCTGACCGGCGCGACCTTCACCGAAGCGCCGACCATGGGCGGCGGCCTGCAGCTGCTCGTGCAGGGCAACACAAAGCCGGTTGCCAAGGTGTCGTTGCAGGTTCATGCGACAGCCGGGACGGCCCCGATCTACTGGCAGGCGTTCCGCACCGACGGCTTCCTGCCGCGGGGACTTGGCGCGGCGATCGCCGACGGCATGGTCGACATGAGCGACGTCGAGGCCGGCGACTGGATCGACGCCGTCCTGCCTGTCCTCTATCCCGGCGCCATCCTGATCGTGCTGTGGAGCGCCGACGCGCACCAGATCAAGACGGCCGCGAAGGGGACCGGCGACTACGCCAGCGAATACGCGGTCGCAACCGACCCGATACGGCCGCCGCCCGGCAGCGGCCGCACGCTGGTCAGCCGCATCGGCGCCGCGACCATGACGGCCGGAACACAGGAACTGGCGCTGATGTCCTTCGACGTCACCGCCATGACGGATCTGCTGCTGGTCGGACGCACCCTGCCGATGTTCTCGACGCGCACCACGACCCGGCTGCGCGTGACCATGGGATCGACCGTCGTGGAGACCGAAATCGGCAAGCCGGTGCATCTCGAGGCCGCCTATACCGGCACGGTCGCAGTGACCGCGCTGGCAACGATCGCGCCGCCATGGTTCTCCTATGTCGACGCCGGCCTTCAGGCGCTGGTCGGTTCGGTCCAGGCGGCGGGGGTCTACAATTCCCGCACGATCGCTGCGGCAGACGACCAGACCGTCGTTGCCTTCGTGCTGGCGAAGGTGCCGGTCGATGCGACGATGACGCTGAAGGTCGTCGACGACGCCGATGCCGACGCCGCTATGTCGCAGGTCTCGGCGACGGCGCGCGGCGACGGCTGGTTCGATTACCGCTTCGAGAAGACCGGCTTCACGGCGAGCGCCGGCAACCTCAAGGTCGAACTGGCCGGCAACGTCGGGGCGCTTCCCTATGTTGACGATCTCCGCGCGGTGGTGGTGGATTCCTGATGACCGTTCTCGACGACACCTCCCAGGGCTGGCCCCTGCCGCATCCGGACAATCCGGCCCGGCTCGACATCGAGCGCATCCGCGAGACGCTGACGGCGATCGCGACGCAACTTGAGGACATGGCGACCGACGCCGAGGTGACCGCCGCCGTCAACGCGGCGGTCGCAGCGCTGCTCGGTGGTGCGCCGGCGGCGCTGGACACTCTGAACGAACTCGCCGCCGCGCTCGGCGACGACGAGAACTTTGCGGCCACGGTGACGGCGGCGCTGGCGGCGAAGGCGAATAGCGCTGACCTGAAGCCGGTCGCTACGGGCGGCTCCTACAACGATCTCGACGACAAGCCGACGCTCGGCTCAGCCTCGGAGCAGAACGCGGGAACGGAGGTCGGGGATGTCGTGACCCTTGTCGACGTGGACGGTTCTCCTGGACTGCCTGCCGTCGTCGGCAAAAACCTGACCGGGGTGGTGGCCGAGCCGACATGGTCCGACATCGTCGTAACGACCGTCTCCGGCTCGCCCACCGAGGTTGTGTTCGATGATCTGGACTGCGAGGAGCTTCGGCTGACCATCAAGGGCATACAGTGCGCCACCGCCGACGTGTTCAATCTGTCGTTCAGCACCGACAATGGCGCCACATGGACGCAATTTGGCAATGCGATGCACACAGGCGGGGCCGGAACTTTTGCACGATACGGCTATCTTGATTTTTCCGGTCTGAAGCTCGGGAATATGATCATGAGAACCGCCCCCTGGAGCACCTCGCCGCCTCCATTATTTGGCAGCAACATCAACGAAGGCGGCGTCTCTACCGGCGCACAGATCAACGCCATCCGCATTTACACGAACGGCGGCGCGGCCTTCGCCAGCACCGGCACGATAGAGGAGCAGCAGCGATGAGCAAGCGTCTGGTCCGGGGTGAACTGATCGATCTGTCGCCGGAATATGTTGCGGCCAACAGCCCGACTTTCGAAGACCTCCGCGCCGCCAAGATCGCCGCCGTCAACGCCAAGCTCAACGAGGTGCTGACCGGCGGCTTCACTGTCCCGGAAAGCATCAACGTGACTCTGGCTGGGGAAGTCCTGCAAACCCGCAATCTGGAAGACCGCACCAACTGGCTGATCTCGCAGGCCAGCTATTCGGCGGCGGTCGCGGCGGGACAGGGGGCTGTCGAGGGCGCGGAGTTCCGCACGGCCGACAATTCCACCTTCACGCTGTCCTATGCCGATGGACTGACCGTCCTGCTCGGCATGGCTGCATGGGGCGCGGCCTGCATGTCCAATAGCTGGGCGCTCAAGGATGCGGCAAACGCGGCGGAAGACGAGGCGGCGCTCGATGCGGTGGGCGTTGAAGCGGGCTGGCCGTGATGGCAAAAACTCAAGTCACTGCCGAAATGGTGAAAGCGGGCGTCGATGCGCTTGTGCGTGTTGAGCCTGGTCGGCCACGCAGGTCTCTAGAACCAATTGTTCGGAGCGTTCTTGAAGCTGCAATGGCACATTTACCGCCGCCGGACAATTCGCAAGAGAAGCCCCGGATACGCACCTTTCTGCCGTACTTTTCCAAGGGGCTTTAGCGAGACACGAT